GTTCAATATTTGTCTTAGATGCTCCGTCTTCTCGGTAAACGAATTTTTTGTCAATGGTTACGGATAAGCGGCAAATAAAGCCGTTACCGATTTCGCGGAACTCCGATGTCCAGTTACTCGCCCCAAAGGCTTCATCAAAGCGTTCCATAACGCAACGATTGGTGATGTAAGGCACGACAATAAGTTTGCCAGTGCTTGTCTGCTGTTGCACACGCCATTCGATTTCGTTGGCTGTAATTGGTTTTTTTAATATTTCGTTCATAGTGTTGCAAATATAGTATAAAAAAAGTAACTACCAAACTTTTTCAATAATTTTTTTTATCAGTTCTTCAGAATAGATTTCACAACCCCAACCTTCTTTGCGCAGTCGTTTAATAATGCGTTCAACTTCTTCTGTAGGTACTGGAAAGTAATTGATTGAATTTTTGCGCCAATATACAAGTGTTGTAATCATAACATAGTGCAACCGCAATTCAAGGTGTTTTAATTTTTAGAAACTGCGGCTGCACGGCTGTTATGTACAATTTAATTTTTAAAAAATCCCTCCCCATTGTACCGCAAAAGCCTCTGCCATTCCTGAAAATGTTTTGCTTCTTAAAGTTTGTCGTTCCTGTTTTGTTTTAGCCTGTGCTAAAGCATCTGCATACCATTTCGGATGTGATTTGCCAGAAGCAAAAACGGTTCTTTCTCCTTTACCTACAATTTCGGTAGGCAACAACAAAGGCAGGTTTTTAAGCCACAAGCAAGTCGTTTTCGTTGCTTCATCCCCAAACATATAAGGCTGAACAATTTGGTCAGGTTTTCTCCATCTACTACTCAACAATCCAACAGGGTTTTCAATGGCTATATGTTCAATCGGTGCATTGTATAATGCTTTTACAAACTCCACGCTATCTAACATATCATTTCTCCTATTCGGGTACTTTGGATGTGGTCTGCGTTCTTCAAATGGTAAATCCTTATCTTCGGGATGTGATAGCCATTGTACCCCACTACCTGTTAAAAACGTACAAGGTGGATGTGCAACCATTAAATCCCACCCTTGATTTATTACCTCAAAAATATCGCATTGGTAGTGCCATTCAGGATGCCCACCGCTACAAGGTAATAAATCGCACGAAAACGCTTCGTGTCCTAATTTTCTAAACTCTTTTGTTGTTGTCTGGCTTTCTTCACAGGCTATTAAAATTTTTGCCATCGCTATTTTTTAAAAATTAAACTAATACATAACAGCACATTGGCGGCATTAAAACGACCGCCAATCTGCAAGACGTTATTGTGCCACAATCTCAAAGGCCGTGTCAATTACAAGTTGATGCTTTGCTGGTAAATACTTGCTGTCGTTTTTCAGCGCATCGAATATCGTCTTGCGGCTTACTTTGCCAGCAAGTTGTTTTACCAATATTTCGGTGTCGCCCTTTGCCCGGTTCTGTAAAAAGTATTTTTGTTTTTGTCCGTATGTCATAGTTCTTCAATTAATCGTTTCAAATACCATTCTGCTTTTTTCAAATCAGTCTGACCACCTTTTTGTTCATATCTCCAAAGGTATTTTATGACATTTCCACGCAGATAACCTTGAAATTGCTGCTCAGTCATTGCCGACTTTATAGCTTCAATACATTCAATGGTAGTTTTATAATGCGCAGGGTTAACTTCTTCCCTTATTTTGTGCGCGATTTCATCAGTTATTTTCATCAGAATGGCAAATCATCAATTTCGTTTTCTATTTGGGTAGCATAGTCATTTTTAAAATTTTCTATAATGCCACCTTTTTCAGGTTTAAAAAGATTTTCTTTACTAACTTCTTTGTTAGTTACAAAATTGTAAGCCCTTGCACCACCCACATAGATAGCTGGCTTTTTTGCAGCCCTTTCTTCCACGCTTTGACTTAACGCAATGTAATGCGTTTCGCCAAATTTGCCTTCGGTTTTGCGTTCGGAGCAAACCAATTTGATGTACTTTTTGCCATTCTTGGCGGTCGTGATTGCCTCGCTGGGCAGGTCGGATAAACAGATATCGAGTATTAACATATCGCAAATATAATATTTTTTACTTTAATTTTTTCACTAAAATTGCATTTATTTGATAAAATTTTCTGCTGTATTCCTTTTCAACAAAACAAAGGTCATCAACTTTTCGACAAGCGTATAATACCGTTGAATGGTCGCGGTTTGCAATTTTCGCAATTTGAACAAGTGATTGCCCGGCGTATTGATACATTAATTTCATCCAAATTTGGCGCAAATTAACAACCTCACTTTTTCTGCTTCTGCTTTGTATCATAGTCGGCAGAAAATATGAATATACTTCCCCAATAGATTGTTCAATAAGTTCCTGAACGCTTGGTTTAGCAAGTTTTTCCCCTAGCATAGTTTTTAGGAAATCAATATCGCGGTGCATTGCTTCAATGCAGCATTTGAGTTCATCAACTTCTTCATTCTTGCGGCTGTATCGTGCTGCAATAGTTTTCCAATAATTCAGGTCTTTTTTAAGACGGTGAATTGTTACGTTTTGATTTTCTGAATTGGTATTCATCTCTTAATAGTTTTAAAGTTTTTTCTCCCAGTTGTATTGCTTCAATATCTTTCATCAGTTCATAAACTTCGCGTGTATTATTTTGCGGTGCTTTTCTGACGTATGCCCAAGCCTTTGGCAATAACATAGCAAGTTTTTTGCCTTCTGAAATAAGGCGTTCATCAGACCATTTTTTGTATTTCATCGTTTGCTTGACCCGTAAAATGTAAACACCTTAAACATCTCTTTGAACCTATCTGCAAGCCTTTCCCCATATTTGCTTTTCATCATTTCTGCATTGTAGTTCGTAGTTACAAATGTTCTTGCTTTGCTTTCGTAACGCATAAATAGCAGTTGTTTAATGGGTTCGAGATTATTTCCATAATTCCTGACGTTTTCTTGCTCTGCTCCCAAGTCATCGAGAATTAACCAACCGCTTTCACGCTTTAAAATTTCACTTTCACCATTTTGCGCAACAAGTGAACAAAGTTTGGCAACATTAATCATTTCGCATTTTTGTCCCATAAGATTAAGCGCATCATTTGCAAGTCGGAATAAGGTCGTTTTGCCATTGCCAACTGCTCCATTTAGTATCAATCCATTTTCTGCATTCCAAATGTGATTGATAACTTTTAATTCCGGTTCTTCATAGTTCCAGTTCACTTTCCTTGCACTTGCAAATTGTTGCATTAGAAGCGCAACTTTCTGCGCATCGTGGTAAATTTTTGGTGGCTGCTGTTGGTTCTTTTTTTGAACGAAGCCAATTAAATAGTCAATTTGGTTTTCCATATTTAGAATTTGTTTGTTTCTTCGGTATATGTGATATGTGATATTTTTTCTCCAATGGGATGTTTTGAAGTTAATGGTTTCAAGAACGGAATTGTGTTTTTCAGTTTTGACTTCCAGTTCTTAATTTCAACATTACGCCCGTCGCGCCATTTATTTTCAATCCAAGAGTCATATTTTGCTGACAATGTAAATTCATAACCTCTGTTTCCTTCAACACAACTCAAACCAAAATCAATGAAATCTTCACGCGCTGGTATTAATGTATTCATTACATTATCATTTACATTTACATTTACATTAACAGCTTTTTTTGCTTTCGTTTGCTTTTCAAAAAAACCATTTGCTTTTTTTGCTTCTGTTTGCTTTTTAGGTCTTCCACCTAATTTTCCGCTTTCACTACGTTTTTCTCGCACTTCATCCCAATGTTTTAAATCTCTTTTAAGTTGAAGTTTAATGGGTTCAAAAGCCAATTGGAGCATTAAATCATCCGTTTCAGGATATTCGTCATTGACATAAGAAAAAATATGCTTAATCAAACGACCTGCAACTTCATCAGGAAGCAATTTAAAAATAGATTGCTGGTCAGAATATAGAACAAATGATTTTTTATCCTTCGCCATATTGCTGCCATTCATAATTTTGCTGTTCAAGACGATGCTGTTCAAATTTCATTGCATTCTCCCAGCCAGTTTCCCATTCTTCAAAATAGTTTGTGCCTTGACGGTATGGATTATCTCCGTCGTGAAATCCCTTGCAAAATAAATTGTAGGCTTCTGCCCCTTGCATTTCGATGTTCATAGGTGCAAATGTAGTTTAGATTTTTATATTGTGCAAACTTTTTGAATAATTTTTTTTTGAGAGTGTCGACAAAAGTAAAAAACTTTGTATTTGTGCAACGCCACACAAAGCTATATCTTAAGCATTTTGGATATGACAAGTCCGATTTTGTGCCTTGTGAAGTGTGTGGTAGTCGTGCAATTGACATTCATCATATTGAAAGCAGGGGTATGGGCGGCACAAAAAAACAAGATACAATTGATAACCTTATGGCATTGTGTCGGGAGTGTCACATTGAGTATGGAGACAAAAAGCAGCATAAATTTCGGCTTCATATCTGCCATCAGTTAAAATTGAATGAAGCGCGATGATATTATTCTCAATCTCACGCAGGCTGATTGGCTGCAGCAAGCGGTTAAAAACATCGGTGGTAATCTTAGCGACGACTTGTATCAAGAATTTTTTGTCGTTGTTTGTTCAAAACCCGATGAAGAAATTGAAAAAATACACGCAGACGGATATATTGCGTGGTGGTCAATCAGGATATTGGTGCGTATCTTTCACGGAAATGGAAAGCAAAAGTTTTACCGAGAATTTCGTAAGCCCAGCGAAAGTTTGCCCGAACATTTGGACGACATTTCAGACGAATATACAGAAGATGAATGGCAACGGCAGATATTGGCACTCAAACACGACGAAGTATTTTATCCAAGAGTGGCAAAAGAATATGACCGGGCAGAATGGTATGTCCGAATACTTTGGGAAATGTACACTAAAAATCGTTCAATGAAGCAAATTAGC